ACGTGAAATGCAACGTGCCTTACGTGCAGAAGCACGGCATGACCCATTTCTCGCAAAGGTCTTAGAGATAGCGGACACGCAACGCTTCATGGTGAACAAGGGGCAAGAATTTGATAACGGAGGTTTCTGTTTCACTCTTGACACTCGATGCAAGTGGGACTGGTGGTTGCAGGCTGCTAACTTCGGAGGAGACCTTAAAACAACAGCAGCTGCTACAGATGCAGAGTTCAACGATGCTATAGACTTCTTCGATTGGGACCGTAGCCGTGCTTGGTACATGGACATCGCACACAGTGATAATGATTTCATATACGCAATATCAAAGCAAAACAATAGAGTATTTAAGAAGTTTATAAAGCGTGACGATGATGTATACAGCCGTGGAAGAGAAAAGTATGAGGATTTAGCATACAAATACTGGTGTTATTCATTATGAAAGAACTGAAGCATAATCTCAAAATAGAACCTTATCCATACCAGCGTGAGGGTATCTTGGCAGGAATGGAAATGAAACGTCTCTTAATCGGGGATGAGCCTGGATTAGGTAAGACTTTACAAAGCATCGGCATTGTTGATACAGCAAATGCTTATCCATGCCTTGTTGTCTGTCCATCATCGCTTAAGATTAACTGGCAGCGTGAGTTCGAGAAGTTCACTGACAAGAAAGCACTTGTGCTTGAAAATGCTGTACAGACAACGTGGCCATATCTCCTTAAGATGAGAATGCATCATGTAGCCATTTGTAACTACGAGAGTCTGCGCAAATACTTTGTCTGGGACATCAAACAAAAAGGCTCATTTCGACTGAAAGATGTTGTATTCAACCCTGCAATAAAAATCTTTCGCTCTATCATCATTGACGAAAGCCACAGGGTTAAAGACCCATCAGCGCAACAGACTATCTTCACACGAGGCATAGCAGAGGGTAAGCCTTATCGCATCTTGCTATCTGGTACTCCTGTTGTCAATCGTCCAGCTGACCTCATCGCACAATTGTCTATCATGGGCAGGTTACCAGAGTTCGGAGGGCGCACACATTTCTTGCAAGAGTATGGCGGTGGAGACTTAAACAGAGAAAACAGAAGCCAGGAGCCAGACGAGGTAAAAAACCTCGACAAGCTTTCTTCTGAACTGTATTCTCGCTGCATGATACGTAGAGAAAAGGCAAAGGTTCTCACACAGCTACCTGATAAGACACGTACCGACCTCTATGTGGATATATCAAATAGTGAGGAGTACGCTTGTGCTGCAGAAGACCTTGCTACTTATCTACGTGAATACAAAGAGTGTACTGATTATGAGGTAGCTCGCAAAATGCGAATGGAAGCTCTTGTTAAATTTATGGCGCTACGTTCGATAGCAGCCAAAGGCAAGGTAAAACAAGCTATCGATTTCTGCCGCACGTTTCTTGCAAATGGAAAGCCTCTTATTCTGTTCTGCTCTCTGCATGAGATTGTTGATGAATTGAAAAAGGCATTTCCAAAGGCGGTTACAGTTACAGGTCGTGATAGCATGATGATGAAACAGGCTGCCGTTGATGCCTTCCAATCAGGACAAGCACAGCTAATAATCTGTTCTATCAAAGCTGCAGGTGTCGGTCTTACGCTTACAGCCTCATCTAACGTGGCATTTTGTGAGTTCCCCTGGACCTATTCTGACTGTTGTCAATGTGAAGACCGTGCGCATCGCATCGGACAGAAAGACAATGTTACATGCTATTATCTCATTGGTCGTGGAACTATTGACCATACTCTCTATAACATCATACAGAATAAACGGTCTGTAGCTAATCAGATAATGGCATCCACAGATGATATTCCAACGGATAAGATGTATTTCGACCAACTTACGGATATGTTTCTTAACCCCTGTTACAATGGAGAAACCTAAAAAATATGAGTTCTGCAAGACAGATATTAAAAACATCATCTTTGAGCTGGAAAAAGCAGATGTACTGTATGCGAATATAAAAACTCTATCAGCCTCAAGCAGGCGATATTCTATAAATAAGTTATTAACAAAACTCAAATCAAAATTGAAATGAACAAGAACATGTTAGCAAAAGAGGTAGCTGTATCTGAAAAGGTTACGCTATCAACAGCATTCAAGACCGTAGACGGTGTATTACGTGTCATTGCTGAAACACTCGCCAAGGGCGAAAGTATTCAACTTCGTGGCTTCGGCTCTTTCGTAGTCGTTAATAAGTCGGAACGTAAGGTGAACGACATCAAGACAGGAAAGCCTATCACCGTTCCTGCACACAAATCTGTGCGCTTCAAACCAAGTAAGGAAACCCTAACAAAATTAAACAAGTAGAAAGATGAAAAAATCTAAAGAAACAAAACAATACACTTGTATCAAAAGTGTGAAAGCTGAACCTTGTGATTTATATACTGCGCAAACAGCGCTTGGGCGCAAGTTCTATAAAGATGATTGCGATAATATGATGGGCTACCTCGTTGAATATGAGGACGGCTATGTAAGTTGGTCTCCCAAAAGTGTATTTGATAATGGTTACGCTTTAACAGAAACACATGTAGACAGAATGAATTTTGAGCTTAAAGAACTCAATAAACGTATTGTGAAAGCAACACGTGCTTTATATACTCCTAATTTGATGAATTCATTTGAAAGAGAACAACTATCTAAGCAATTGGAACACATGCGAGATTATGCTAATATGCTATACGACCGTATAGCATACTCTTGCCCCGAATTCAATAACGAAGATGCATGTAAACAAGATGTAACGAAAGGAGGTTCTCTATGATGTTATTTGAAGTAGGCGTGCGCATGGAGCGCACTTTAGAAAATGGTGCTCAGGCAAAAGTCCTCGAACAGTTTGTAGTTGATGCCTTATCTTTCACAGAGGCTGAGGCAAGTACAACAAAAGAAGTTTCTGTTTATGGTACTATCACCGATATAGTAACTATCAAACGCTCACGCTGTACAGAGCTAATCGGAGATGGCAGCAAGGAGAAGTGGTTTAAGGCAAAGGTGAATTATATCACCCTTAACGAGAAAACAGGTAAGGAGAAGAAAACTCCATTCTACTATTTCGTCAATGCTGATACTATCGCAGATGCTAAGAATGCCATTGATGTTTTCTTCGTAGGAACAATGATTGACTATAGCATTGCCACCCTCGATGAAACTAAGGTCTTAGATGTGTTCCGACATGATTTGAACGCTGGCAATGAAGATTGACGAATATAAGAAACTCTCTCGTGGGGCTTGCAATAAATACGGTGCAAAGCGTGTCGGTAAACATGCTTCGAAAAAAGAGCATTACCGCTCTGCTACCTTGCAGATGATGCAGCGTGCTGGTATTATTGCAAACCTGCGAGAGCAGGTAAAGTATGAACTTATACCAGCCCAGTATGGTGAATGTGGGAAAGATTTCAAAGGACGAACTACTCGTGTACTCCTTGAACGTGCCTGTTCATACATCGCAGACTTCGTCTATATTGATTGCAGTACAGGACAGACAATAGTCGAAGATACAAAAGGTATGAGGACAAAAGAGTACCTAATCAAGCGTAAGCTCATGCTTTCTGTGCATGGCATACGTATAAAGGAAGTTTAGCATGGAGGAAATAAAAAGAGACAGTTTTATTGTCTATCGCTCCTATTGGGAGGGATTGAAACTCATGGATAAGGATGTGCAGTGCGAGGTGTATAATGCAATCATGGAATACGGCTTTACTGGTAACGTTCCTGATTTGTCCCCAACAGCTGAGGGGATATTCATTCTAATGAAGCCTAATATAGATGTCAGCCTTACACGATACAAGAATGGCAGAAAAGGCGGCAATATCTCTGCGTCAAAGCGAACTGTAAGCAAGGTGAATACTAAACAGATGACCTATGACGATGAGATAAAGGAAATGCTGGAGAACAAACAGTGGAATGAGCCTGTATGTATGCAGCTGAAAATTAACAGCGAAGAATTTAAGCAACGCATTAGTGAGTTCTCAACCCACTTGAAATGTACAATGGATGGTGTGGGACATGACAGTATCGGTGATGCGCACCGACATTTTATATCGTGGATGCACAAAAAGTATCCGCCTCAAACAACATCTGAAGAACCATCACAGCCCGACTATACTTATAATGGTGGGTTCGGAGGACAAGATGTATAACATAAAAGAATAAATAACTATGAACGAATATCCTAAGACCCTTGCTGATGCACTCGCAATGTATCACAAGAAACCTACTGGTAATGTTGACTGGGACCAAGCAGTCCTTGCCTCATGTAGAAACAAAGAAAAGTCATCTTCAACTTGGTTGGAGCTGCATGATGTAGCATTGAAAGTGCATTATGATATTGAAAAGGCACGCCTCTCATCATTTGATTTACAAGACGAGGGCACATACAAAGCACATGCTAAACTGCTGCTCTATATAGCTAATAACGTCGTGCTTGCACGACAACGTCGCCAATTCGTAATTGATGATAATAATCGTAGTGTAATACGTTTCCTACTCTACTATTTCAATGGTTGTCCGCTTGCAGAAGAAGTATTCCCTGGTCGTGGATACAAACTACACAAGAATATAATGCTGCAAGGTGGTGTTGGTGTCGGCAAGACAATGCTCATGCAAGTATTTTCTGAATATCTCATGCGTATACGCTCACCTCGTTTCTTTTATAACTTATCTGTTACGCAGATGGTCAATTACTATACACTTCATAATAACCTTGACCGATTTACTTTTAATGAAGAGGAAAACAAGGGCTTCCAATGTACGCCTGTAAACATCTGTCTTAATGACATAGGCATACAGGATAAGACATTCTTCGGTATGGACACTGGCTTGCTTACTGATGAGTTCCTCCATGCTCGCAATGAGATTTGGACACAATATGGTAAGTGTGCTCATCTGACTACCAATCTTGATGACAAAGCCTTGCGCAAACGTTTCGAACGTAACGATGGCTTTGGCAGATTAGTAGACAGATTTAAGACCTACAATATTATTCCCATGGGCGGTGTCAGTCGAAGGTAACAATAAAAAATAACCATGCGAACCGACAATATCAACGCAGACTATGCCTATTGCAGGGGCGTGGCCTGTGAGTTAAGAAGCAACTGCAAACGGTATCTACCAAACCCTCCCGATGCTTATATGTGGTGGGTGCAAGAGAAGTACCAAGAAGATACTGGGAGGTGTCCTCACTTCGATGAGAATTATAAAGATTAACTAAACCAAATCAATATGGAAAAGAAAATTATCGCCTACAAAGGCTTTGACAAGAATTTAAAGTGCCGTGAATTTCAGTATGAAGTTGGTAAGGAGTACGAAATGGACGGAGATATTAAATGCTGTGAGAGAGGATTTCACGCTTGCGAGTCTCCGTTAGAGGTGTTTGACCACTACGATATGCTCAACTCTCGTTTTGCAGAGGTAGAACAGTCTGGAGAAATTGACAAAGAAAAAAATACAACGAAAGTTTGTTCTTCTAAGATAAAGATTAAAGCAGAACTTAATCTTGCAGATATTGTGAAACTTGGAGTTGAATGGATAAAAGATGTCACTTCGCCATCTAAGCTAAAAAAAGAGACGGACTTAAATGATAACGGTGGTTACTCTGCTCAGATTGGTTCAA